GTAAAAAGGCTCCAATTTATGTTAATACAAAACATAAATTGAATGCATATACCATCAAAACAACATTACCAACTATTGCTGAAATGGTAAAGAAAATTTGCGAAAATCATCAAAATGAAAAGGGTATTATTCATACCCACACTTTAGAAATTACAAGAGCTATTAAGCAGCAATGCACCGGTAAACGTTTTCTGTTTCGTGAGCAAGGAGTACAAAACGATGAAATTCTTAAAGAACATTTTGAATCTTTAAATCCAACTGTATTAGTATCACCATCTCTTACACATGGTATTGATTTGAAAGATGATTTAGCAAGATTTCAAATCATTGTAAAAGCACCATACCTACCGTTAACTAACAAACGTATCAAAACATTATTTGATGGAGATAAACAATGGTATCAAAACAAAATGTTATGTTCATTAGTGCAAGCTTGTGGACGTGGTATTAGAGCAGTGGAAGATCATTGCGTAACCTATATTTTGGATGCTACGGTGTTAGAACCTCTGCGTAATAATGTTAATATTTTACCTAGATATTTTATCGATAGATTTGTGTGAATAAATAATATCTAGGAGGTAAGTGTTATAAAAAACTATAGTTATTATTTTGAATTAAAAGACCTGTTAACGCAATTTCTTGCTGCGTTTGATGATTGCATTGTTAAACGTTATGATAATAATAGATCGGTTAAATCTAATATTGAGGTTAGATATGTATTAGCTCCAAAACAGCGTGTATTGTATGATATTGTTAACGAGCAGCATAATATAACTTTACCTGTTGTTGCTGTTAACATAACAAATATTTCTAGAGATAATACTAGAGTTTTTAATAAACTAGATGGATTTTACCTACCGGTAAATGACCAGCGTAAAGGTAAAAACTTTACAAAAGTTAATACACCCACACCGATTAATATTGGTGTGTCAATGTCAATCATTGGTAAATTTCAAAGTGATGTTGATCAAATTATTTCAAACTTCGCACCGTATAATAACCCGTATATTATATTATCTTGGAAGCTTCCACCAGAAGCAGGATTAGGTTATGATGCTGAAATAAGATCTGAAGTGTTGTGGGATGGTAATATAAGTTTAACACCTCCTATTGAATTAACTAGCTCTACAAAATATAACGTTGTTGCTGAAACAACATTTACAATTAAAGGCTGGTTGTTTAAACAGTTTGACGACGTGGCCAATATCTTTGTTGTGAATTATTCGTTCACACCGGTAAACATGGTAGAAACGTTAAACTACAATAGCTATTACACTCTTAGTGGTGGTGATTTTTATACAACTGATTATTTTTCAATATCCGGTATACCTCAGATATATTCTATATATGCAGGTTTATCAAATGTTGGATTACAGACACCGATTACACAGAGCACATCTATTGTAAATCAATTGAGCAATATAGAATTTACATTACAAGGAGAGTGGTATAGTTCATTAACAAATCTATTACTAAGTTCTAATAATCCTTCACTGTTTCCGAATCTTACATCAATAAGCACGATAAAGCAAGGTACTGTAAGTGGTTCAAATATTACCAATTACAAAGTACTAACAGATAGTATTTTGACATTCTCTTTACCAAATACACAACAAACAGGTGATTTTACAATAGTTACTGTAAATGAAGTTGGTTGGGATTCTTCATTAAAGACACAAAATATTGTTTTTACGTTGAATTGAAGTAAATAAATACAAATATGTCAATTCAGCAAAACGATACCGGTAAGTCATCTACATTTGGGCGTGGGCTCATGTCGTATATTTCACAAAGACTACCATATACCTATCAGGAAGTAAACAATATTGAAGAAAAAAATCCAAAATATAAAATCTTCCAAAAAAATGGTGCAAAACGAGCTGAAGCTCTTGCGAATAATTCAGTAGCTATTAGCTCACCGGATCAGAATTCTGCAGGTGCATTTAGTTTTGATAACTCTTTAGCTCGTGCATTATACGCAAATGTAAATCAGGATAAAGGTGGTAGATTGAGAGATTACCGGGTAATGGCTGCCTATTCTGATGTAGCTGATGCATTAGATGAAATTTGCGACGAATTTATTAACGTTGATGAAAATGGAGATATTGTTAAGTTACAAACAAGAGATGTTAAGCTTACAGATTTTCAACAGCAAGATCTTAACAACGAGTTTAAAAAACTTGTAGAATATTTAGATTTTGAAAATAAAGGCTGGTCATATGTGCGTCAATTTTTGGTTGAAGGTGAACTTTATTTTGAAAATATTATACATAAAGATTTTTCTGATAAAGGTATTTTAGGGTTTGTTAATATTCCACCTGAACTATGTGATCCGGTTTATAACAATATACAAAACCTGATGATTAAAGGTTTCTTATATAAGAAACCAATTTTTGCAAAAGATAACCCAACAAAGATTGAAAAATATGAGTTTATACCAATGGATGAACATCAAATTGTGTATATCAATTCAGGTATTTACGATGATCAAAGAACGTTCGTTCTACCTATGTTGGAAAACGCTCGTAGATCATATAGACAGTTATCACTTATTGAAGACGCTATTATAATATATCGTCTGGTACGTGCACCGGAACGTTTGGTGTTTAACGTTGATGTGGGTAATATGCCACCACCAAAAGCAGAATCATACTTACGTAAATTGATTCAAAATTATTGGTCATCAAAAACGTTTGATGTGGATCAAAACGATGTGGTAAATAAATTTAGCCCACAGTCAATGCTTGATGCATTCTGGTTTGCAAAACGTCAGGGATCTGAAGGAACAACAGTAACGCAATTACCAGGTGGTGCAAATCTTGGTGAACTATCTGATTTGATGTACTTTATTAAAAAGCTTTATCGCTCATTAAAGGTACCTACAACCCGCTTAGATCCTCAAGATGCATTTAGAGATGGTAATGACATTCTTAGAGAAGAATTAAAATTTGCTCGGTTTGTGATTAGAATGCAACAAAGATTTGCTGCTGGTATAAAACGTGCATTCATTACACATCTTAAACTATTAAATCTGTGGGATAAGTATGAGCTCAAAGAACCTAACATAAGTGTAGCATTTAATGTTCCAACCAACTTTTACGATTTACGTGAGAATCAAAAAATGGAACTTAAAATTAACACTTATACCAATCTTTCGCAGAATGAGTTTATTTCTAAGACATATGCTCAAAAGAGATATTTGGGTTGGACTGATAACCAAATTATGGCTAATAGAGAATACTTGAGAAAGGATACTGAGTTCCAATGGGAGATCCAACAAATTGCTAACAGTGGTCCGAATTGGAAAGAAGCTCTTCAAGCTGGGAGCGCACCGGCAGGTGGTGAAGCTGCATTAGGTGGTGGTGGAGGTGGTGGAGGCGCACCACCAGCGTTTGGTGGAGGACCAGCTGAAATCGGTGGAGGAGCTGAAACACCACCTGAAGCAGAAGGTGAATCTCCTGAAGCTGCAACAGCACCAGCTGCACCTGAACCACCAGCGGCATAAATAATATAAATGAGCAATCTTTGTACAGTTACACCAATCTCTGCATTCCAATCGACTAATCTTAATTCTAAGATTGAAACTTTCGATAGATTGGGTGAAAGAATTACAAGAGCTCTTGGCTACCCACTTGTTACAGTTGAAATTCATAAAGATCAATTGTATGAAAACATTTCTATAGCTATAGAAATGTTTACTAAATTTGCAGGATATACAAAGGAATATCTTGTTTTTGATTCTAATTTATACATTCAAAACGTAGGGTTACCTATCGATAAATTATACACATTAGCAAAAACAGGATTATCTCAGGCAACCCAGAATATTCATGAAATATCAAAGCCATCTCCTTCATATTATTATTCTGTAACTAGTGTTGCATATGTTTGTACGTCGAACATACCATCATCGACGTTTACTTCATCATCATCTTTAAGTGTTGATTTTCCAGCCGGTATACCAACTTTTGAATTAGTAAGCAATCCCACATATGATAATATTATTGCATTTAATCAATCGTTAAGTGCTAACTTTAAATCATCATATGTTGAATCACCAACGATACAACAAGTACCGACCAACACAACTCAAATCAATAACATGTATGATTATGATGTACTTGATTATCGTAAAGTAATGGCAATTACAGACTTTCAAGAAGGTAGTACACAGGGTATCAATACATTGTTCACCTTAGAGCAGACTTTAGCTCAACAAACATATTTCTCTTACGCTTTAGGTAATTACGGGTTTGATCTTGTTTCATGGTATACAATGAAAGAATGGATTGATATGCGTGAAAAAGTTCTTTCAACAAAACGTTCATATGAATTTGATGAACGTACGCAGATCTTAAGAATATACCCACAACCTACAACTAGTGGTGGTAGATTTTATGGTGTTTTACCTGCTTTTGTTGAACGCCCTATTAGAGATATAATTAAAGAACCGTGGGTTTATCAATATGCACTTGCATTATCAAAAATTGTAGTTGGTCGTGTTCGTGGTAAATTTGGTCAAGTAGCTCTTTTAGGTGGTGGTTCATTAAACTATGATCTCTTGCAAGAAGGGTTAACTGAGAAAAAAGAACTTGAAGAAAGATTATATACAGGTGCAACTCCTGGATTTGGTGATGCAGATGCTGTTATGTTTATTGTCGGATGATTGCAATTCAAAAAAATTCTAAGTTCACGCAAGGCATTTTTATACCAAAAAATAAGCAAAAATTTATTGGTACTAAAGCAATCTATAGATCGTCCCTTGAATTACGATTTATGAAATTTTGTGATTGTAATGAAAATGTATTAGTTTGGGGTAGTGAAAATATTGTAATACCTTATGTTAATCCTTTAGATGGTAAGATGCATAGATACTTTGTAGATAACTTTGTAAAGATAAAAGAAGGTAATACTATTAAGAAATACTTGGTTGAAATTAAACCTTCAAGTCAGCTTTTACCACCAAAAACAAAGTATCGTAAGAAGTCAAATTTGATTTATGAGCAAACAATGTACATAACAAATCAATCAAAGTGGAAGTTTGCTAAAGAATGGTGCTTGAAAAGAGGTTATGAATTTATAATTATAACAGAAAAACACCTCACAGTTAATAAATAAATATATGGCAATGCGTTTAAATCTCTTAGTGGAAAAACCAATCAAAGAAGAGTTCGAGTATATATACGAAGAACAAAATAGAAATTCACCCGCAGCACTTTTCATCAAAGGACCATATATGATGGCTGAAGATGTTAATAAAAATAATCGTCGTTATCCGAAAGATGAATTAGATCGTGAAGTAAGACGTTATACTGAAGAGATGATTAGAACGCAACGTGCAATGGGTGAATTAAACCACCCAACATCTGCAGATGTTGATCTTGAAAGAGCATGTCACCTTGTTACTGAAATGTATACCGATGGTAATGTGTATGTTGGTAAGTCTAAGGT